TTCCTGATATCAGGATTTTCTACATATGAGTTGCCGATTCCCAGCCGGTAGTTCATGGCATTGAGCGTCATATCCGTTTTATCAGACTGATTCCTTGCCGCCCAAATCACACCATACAGATTATCCTGAGAGTAACCTACCCCACGATTCAACTGCATGGGGATTCCCTTGCTCTTGGCTTCATCCATATCGACCAGTGTTTTGTAATCGGACCACTTGATTTTTCCAAGGATTTCCTGATCAGACAGATTCAGATCCGCTCGTTTTGCCCAATAACTGATCTCTTCCTGCAGTGCCTTCCACTCAGTCTCGGCCTTCTGTGTCCGCTCCTCGTCCTGCATCAGGGTATAGTACCAGTATGCAGCATCATTCTCAGGGGTGGATCCCTTGGCAGGTGCAGCAGGAGTCATGCCTGTGGTGGTATACCTTGCACCTGCCAAGAGGTTTTTATTCTTGTTGAGCCATTCGGTGGTGATTCCTCCAGAGACATCTACCCCAAGTGCCTGAAGATTTGCAATGGCTTTCTGATTGGTTGACTGCCGGTAGGGTTCATAGAAGGGAGATGAGGGATCAACAGAGAGATGATTGTACATATCCAGCAATGTACTTGCCCTCTGTTGATCCGTCTTGCCGATATCATAAATCCTTGCAAGCATCTCGCTTGTGGTGGGCATGGTTCCTTGATACCACTTATCTTCCTGAACAGGCTGTGAAAGAACCTTCTGACGAGAAGTCTGAACTGTTTCAGGAGAAGAAAAAGATAGCATCTGATTTCCAGATGCTACCTGATTCATACCAAACTTATGAAGTTGATTTACAGCTTCCTGTCTTTTCTTCTGTTCATCTTCATATGTAAAAGCCATCATGAACCTCCAAACTTAAACGTCTGATTCGTGTTTAGATTCTTGTTGTATTTTGATGTTTTCTGGTTAATGTAGTCACTCATCGTACCTTTCGTCCCATCACCTGTGCCACGATTTCCAGCAGATGAGACATACGTTCTCGACCAAGGATCGTAATACTGATTAGATGAGGAATTGAGTGCAGAACTCATAGAAGAACCGGATGCGGCAGCAATCAAATCTTGTGCAGTATATCCAACGCTTGAATTATTATTAGTTGGTACATTGTTTGTTCCAGTAGTATCCTTTTTAGTTCCACCGCCACTACTGGATTTCTTGGAATAATTGTATTCCATAGTATCGTCAAACTGACGCTGATTCTCAGCGAACGTCCGTTCCCACTGAGCGTCAGCAATAGCATCTCTCTCCTGCTGGTATTCATTTTGGTACAGTTGCTGAAGCAGTGTACTCTGAGACTTCCAGGCATCCACCTGACGGTTGTATTCCTGATCCTGAAGCTGACGCAGACGATTGAGGACATCTGCCTGCTGGGATGCAGTGTACTGAGACAGCTGAGCAGCAAGCTGCTGCTGAAGGAGTGTGCGCTGTTCATCAATGTTGGCTTCAGCAGCCGCCTGTGCATCAGCAATCGTCTGCTGTGCTTCGATTCCCTGTGTGGAAATGTTGGCAAGGGACTGCGCACCGTAAGAGGATCTCTGCATACCTCTCCGAAGCAGCTGCCGATCTGCCTGTGAATATGCCTGTGCGTACTGTTTGGCAGACTGCTCACGCTGTTTATCGTATGTAGTGGCCAGCCCTTCTCTCTGCTGGGCTAGTCTCAGGTCACTGGCCTGCTGCTGCTGCTGGGCAGCCAGCCGTAGCTGATCATAGTAAGACTGATACTCACCTTCAGCCTGTGTGCGCAGCTCTGCTTCTGTTTTTGGGGTGTAGTTCCACCCCTTACGGAGTTCGGTAAGCTGCTGGAGTGTAGAAGAACTTGCCATGGTATACCTCCCTTACAGGGTGTTTGAACTGGTGGGATTGTTGACGATGCCGAAAGCAATCAGGATAACACCCACCGCATCAAGAACAGTCTTGAAAGTATTCTCGGAAATGCCCCATTTCTCCGGAAATCCAAGGGCAGACAGGATAGTCCAGATTGCACCGGCGATAGACACCCACATGGCCCATGATTTCCACCTGGGCTGTCTGATTTCTTTCTCTTCGTTCATTTGAAAACCTCCTTTTCGAGATTCTTTATTCTTGTTTCGCAAGCGACAAGACGCTCAGAAAGGCCCGAAATTTGCCCTCTGAGCGACCTCATTTCAACCTTGATGTCATTTACCCCTGACGAAATCAAATCGTTCTGCGCCCCGATTTTGGCGAAATCTGCGGCATTATTTTCAGCCTCTTTCCTTCGACTGAAAAGCAGACCCACCAGGGACACCAGCATTGCACCCAAGGCTATGATTTCACTCGATCCCATAGCACACCTCCTAATTCTGCGTGATACGCCACCGCCCACTCAGGTGAATGTATGATCCACTCTCATTGGTCAGGGTAATATTTTCCAGCCACTCGTCATCAGTGGATGGTTCAGGGGAAGGTTCAGGTTCGGGTTCTCTTGTCTTCTTCAAGTACTTCAGGGAACAGTAGCCGTTGATAGAATCGCTCATGATGTACGCCCAATCACCTGCTTCCGTCATCACTGCAACCTCTGTACCTTTCGGCAGAGATCCAATTTTGGCGTACTCTGTACCGGGACCATTCCTTACAGACAGCGGAGACTTCTGTGTATCGACTTCGGCATAATACTTAATGATTCCGGTATCAGGCATAGGCTCTTCTCCTCCATCCTCATAATTTACATCTTTGAACCTTCCAAATTTGGTCCATTTAGCATCAGTAACCTTGGATGTAACAAATCCATACTGGGTGCCTTTTGCTTCGTACACTGTCACACCGTCCTCGCCAACAATGCCAATGTGTTTGTTGTCAGGTGTATCAAGTGTAGGATCAACCAAGGCAGCATACCCCGGATGCGGAGTTGAACTGCAATCTATGATGTAACCCTGACGAACCATGGACGTGCTGCCATGCGGGATAGACAGTCCGAACTGCTTCCAGATATAGACCATAACACCGGAACAGTCCGACACCATATGTCCGATCCATTTTTTGCCATAGCGGACACTCATTCCATAATTGGGATCATCAGAGGAGTATTTACTTTCAAGCTGTGATTGTTTCTGTTCCGTCCAAAGCACACCAGCCGTGCCATAGATATAGCCCCATCTTTCTGTAAGCATCTGTTCAAGATAGCCATACAGGTTTTTCACAGGAATTTTATTTGCCATTTCTCATCCCTCCAAAAAGAAGGGAAGGAGGATGACTCCCCCTTCCCGATTCTTACATTTCCTGTCTGGCCTTCTCAAGGATCTTCCGCATATGATCATCCTTGACGGAAGAAATCATATTGTCCAATCCATGGATGATATGATCACGATCGCCATTGTTGGCGTGAGTATACCGACCTGCGCTTTCTCCGTTATCACGGGCATACCTGCCCATGGAGTCACGCCTGTTAGAATAGCCATCATCATAGGCGTAGTTCCTGGAATATCCTGCATCTTCCATGGCGGTAGTGGTCTTGGCATAGTAGATAATTTTCAGCAGGTCTTTTATCGTTTCGATGTCTCCCCTTGAGATACTTTTGGAATCCTTGACCTTCTGAATCAGCTCATCAAGTTCACGATCTGCAATCTCACAGGACATATGTACAGCTTCCATGTTCATTTGTCTCACTCCCTTCAGCTCTTAATGACAAGGTTGGAATTCTGCACGTTGATAATCGGCGCAGGTGTAACTGTCGGATCATCTGTACCGGATACCGCACGTACAGAACAGGTAAAGCAACATCCGCAAGGAACAGCGACAATCGCTGTACTTGTGACGTTGCCATACTCATCAACCGCAGTCGCAGGGAAGATTGCTCTGGATGTGGGACGTGCTTCACCATTGACGGTTACTGCTACCGCAATAGGTACGACAGTCGCACCAGTCGGCAATGCTATATTGCCGTTATAGGTAATCTGATAGCTCTTCCCACCGCGAAGGGTGAAAACTCCTGTGCCGACATTATCAAACACAATGGGCTGATTGAGCGGAACAGCCTGGACCGCATTTGCGAGAAACTCCCTTGTTGTTCCCATCTCATTCACCTCAAATCACACTGCCGTTACCATTGCATCCGCAGCCATTACCGCCTCCACAGGTAAAGATCGGAGTGCGACCATAGACGGGAGTAGTAGGAACAGGACAGTTACTCAGACGATTGTACAGGCCATCAATCTCCTGCTGAACAGCAGTATCAATACGATTGCCAAGAGAAAGCCGGGTATTCTCAGAACGAAGCTGATCATTAGCCCTGCGCTCCGCATCACGTTCTGCCTTGATGCCATCCAATTCAAGCTGACAAAGTTTGTTCTCAATTCCCTGAACACGATTGTTGATCACATCAATAATATCACGGGTGTTCATCATGCTCTGGTTTCTTGTCAGACAGCCCTCATTGCCAATGGTATATTTGAGATCACCAATACCCTTCTGAATCTCAAAGTTACCCTGCATATTGGCCATCTGACGCTGATTCGCCGCAATCTCAGCCCCATAGAAGCCATCACGAACAGCACCGGTAATACCATTGCCGGTTTCACAGATCTGTCTGCCAAGGCCAGCGATGCCCAGCTGAACATCACCAAATCCGGTAGTAACACCATTCCGGATACCTTCGATCTGAGTATTCAGCATCTGATCACGGAAGCCATCCTGCATCTGATTGGACTGATTCATCCATGGATACAGATTGCCGGCACCGCCACCATTCATACCATTTCCACCCCAGAAGCCACCACCACAGAGAAGAAGAACAAACAGGATCATCCACCAGCCACCAAATCCACCCATGTCATTGGCACCATTACCATACGGAGCGACAGGCATTACCATGCCATTTTCATTTTCGATAGCCATAATAAGCTACCTCCTTTCTTTTTTATACCATCTACCCTATGCGCAATCAGGCAGTTAGTATCAAATGTTTACGCCCATCTGGGCAAGAAGAGGACGAATCTGCTGCAGTGCAGGATTGCTAACCTGTCCTGTCTTCAGCAGATGCATTGTCATAGCTTGCGGATTATTGGAGATGTTTGCAGGAATGTTGTAATACTTACTGAGCATTCCCATAGGATTCCGCATAAATTCCTGCATGGTAGGAGCCTGAACCTGCTTCTGTGGCCTACCACCAAGGGAGTTAAAAATTCCCATTACTCAGTCACCTCTTTCTTTGGGAACAAAGAAGAAAGCCGCTGTTCAAGTTCTTCCCTTGTAACGAAGGAAGATGTATCGAACGGCGGCTTTTCCGGTTCTGGGGGACGTTTCACGAAGGTATCAATGCCAGTATCAGACTTCACAAGAATCATTGTTTCGTCACGGGTGATAAACATCTGTGACGTTCCTGGTGCAATCTGAAAACCTTTGACAGCTTCAGGCGAATCAACCTGAATGATGTCAGCATGAACAGTAGGTGGTGACATCTGTGGCTGTTGGTACTGCTGCTGGTACTGCTGTGGAACCACTCTTTGTGGCTGCTGATATCCATAGTTGTAAAGACTTGGATTATAGAACATACTACTCCTTTCTCCATACATAGACAGGCACTTCATCGCCACTGTCCCAGGCATCCACATAATTGCCATCTATGACACAAACGGCATGTTTCTGAGTACCAAGAACGTAAACACCTGCCCTGTGGTCGGCTGCGAAATCACGAACTGTGTAGCAGGCAGGACACTTATTGGGAAGATCCTCTCTGACGAATCCATGCTTTTCAAGGTAACTACCCCACACTTCATTTCCGTCAGGCATATTTCCAAGGTATGCACCTTCCAGGCACATACCCCAGTAAGTCAGGAACCAGTCCTGATTTAGCGCAATGCTGATTGCACGAACAGCACAGTCTCCAACACGCCTGCCATATGGATTCGGATTCTGTTGAATGTACAATGGCATCACTCCTTAGTTAGCATTAGGTGCATTAAGTTAATTAACGGTTATTACTCATGTAAATACAAAATGCTATTGACCATATAATAAATATTGCAAGTAGTATTAAAGCTAAAGATCTGAACATATTTTTCTACTTTATGTACATAATGCGAAATAAAACTAATCATATACACATCCGTCTTTATCTATTGATAAAGATTTAGCTCTTAAACATTCTGATGCTGTAATAAAGCTTCCGATGTTACTTCCATTTATAAGTTCCATCGTCCAAACGTATGCACCTTTTCTTCTTTGCCAATAACCGGGATATAAACGCCTCGCTGATCCTTTTCTGATCTGAATCTTGAATTCAGATTCAAGACGTTTTTCAAGCTTTTCAAATACTGTCATTTTGATACATTAAGTTAATTATTCATTCGCCCTCAAAATCGAGGCAAGCAAAATGCCAAGGAACCCACCAAAGAACATGCCGAATATAAAGTTAAGCATTACTCTTCCTCTACAGGTTCAGGTTCAGGCTGTGCATCATGATGGATATACTCTTTGTATCCTTCCACAGCATCAAGCTGTTCGTCGGAGATCATAACGTGAGCAGTAATAACATCCGGGGCGTTCCAAAGGGTCTGACACAGGCCATGGAACGTGGTCTTAGCGTTGTCAAGATTTGTAATGCCTTCTGCATGGATAAAATAATTTCCGTTAATGACCTTAATAATTGCATACTTCATGGTTTTACCATCCTTTCATTACGTGTTAAGTGCATTGAGTGCGTCTGCGAGACTGACCTGTGTGCAATTCGTGCCGGGGTTGATCTTAGCTCCTGCGGCAATCTGAGAGGTAGACAGGTAAAGAGTGTTACCAACCATAAAGAATTTGCCTGACGAGATGTTGGAATTTGCGATCATGTCATTTTCTTCAGGTTTTGTGAGTTGCTCGATATACAGTTTCGTATCAGCTGGGTATTCAACGGAAGAATCACCAGTGTCGGCCCAGATGTTGTTAGTGCCAAGGAGCGTGCGAACCTGTGGAGCGGTGAGGGTGTATATGATGGGAGTGGCAAGTTCGTAGACGAGCATTACGCCCGACATGGCGGATTTGAAGATTGCGACATCTGTGTAGGCGAAATCTTTTACTGATACATATTCGCGTGCAGAAAAGATATCGCCATTTGTCGAACCGCTCCAACTGTGAGTTCTGTATTTTTCGCAGAAAATGTTTGCAAATGCGCTATAATCATAGTTCTTTATGCCTGATACCATTGCGTAAAAACGGTTTTCAGTACTAGAATAACCCCAACTCAACGTCCCCAAATCCACGCTTGCCATATCCACCACCAGTTTGCCTGTTCCGTCCTGATTGATGGTCAGCGTACCGCCGTAGACTGTTCC